AGTGACCCTAAGAGATGCGTTGGCCACCGTCCCCAACGCCAGCGCGTTCGTGACCAAAGAGTATGACGTGGGCTTGCGCAAGGACTTTTACGCGCTCAAAGAGGTGACGGACCGCGTTGCCTCGACAGTGGCTGATATGAAGAACCGCAGCCCGCAAGAGATCAGAGAGTACCTGGAAGACCCGAAGGTCAGGCAGCGCCTGGCCATGGCGCCTGGGATCAATCAGATTTCTGCTAGGCTGACCGATATCCGCAAGCAGGTTAACTTGATCACAAACCTTGAAGACCCTCGCTACACGTCGGCCGACAAGGAGCAGGCGATCAAGCAGTTGCGTGAGACGGAGTACCAGCTTCTGAAGAACATTGATCTGAAGAAGCTGCGGGAAATGGCTCAGATGTGATTGACCGCCTCGATGGTCTTGGCTAGCAGATCCCACTCTGTTAGCTTGTACCGGGTGTAGAACCCCTTCTCACCCAGGCCATGCAGCCCAGAGTTACCTTGATGGTGCTCTGGGCATAGTGGTATCACCAGCCAATCCGACGCTTTCTGAGCCCCGCCAGCAGCACCTCGAGGATGGTGCAGGTGCGCTGGCGTAGGGCCGTAGCCCAGGTGCATGCACAGGATGCACCCGACATCAGCCACCCGGCTCATGTATTTCTTCAGGGCTTTTGTCATCGCCTATTAGGTTTGCGCTCTTCTGCCGAAGCTATCAAGCTGTCGATATACATGACGTATAGCCATTTGGCTTCTGGTCTTGCAGTTCTCCAAAATTCTTCAATCTGTTCTTGAGAATCGATGTGCGACATCTGGGCAACTGAGTCGTTAAACTTAAATACAGCAAGGGCGGTCTGAGCGCGACAAACCTCCAAAGTCAAAAGATTTTCTACTGCTTCAATGTCTTTTGATTTGATCTTCATACTCTCTCTACCCTTTCATGTAGCATGGCATCGGCCTTCTCGTAGGCAATCTTTGCCGCAACATCTGCCGGCAGATCTCCTGTAGACATAAGGGCAAAGCCGGCAAACCAATCGAGCAAAGTAATTTCTTGAATGGAGATCGGGTCTTTCTTTGCCCGCAGGACTTCAATCCCCTCTGGTTTTTTTCGCACGGGTAGTCTCCTTAATGATGAGCTTTTCCATCTGGGTAACCAGGGCGGGGCCAACGCGCTTGCCGTTGATCACCAGCCCGTTGACTAGGGACTCTGCTTCTACAACGCGGATGGAATCGCGAACGCCCTTGTTGTAGCCGCCGTTGTATGTGGTTCCGCCTTCGACGATCAGGGTGATGGCGTCTCGCACCAAGCCCGACGCCTTGCGTTCGCCAGCGGCTGCCTTTAGCTTCCGATAGATTTCTTCAGGAAGATGGACGCTGTATGGGATCAGGCGTTTTGTTTCCATGTTTTGTATTCCTGTTCAATAGACCATAGTTTCATTGTGGCCGTGGGATTGTTCTTTAACTGTGATCTGGACTCGATGTTCAGCTCTGTCTGCAACCACGCTATGGCTTCGATCTCGGTGGGGTCAAAGATTTCGTTGCGCTCCAGAAGCCAGTCGGCAAAGCTTTGGTCTCGGCACAACATGCCCGCGGCCCGGACTGGATCGCGGACTGAGTCCCGGTTCATGGGCTGCTCTTCCGCATTGATGCGGGCCATGACTACCATGTACCGGGCGCCCACAAAGTCACGCATGATGCGCTCGTCAATGTCATCAGGGTGGATGTTCAGGGTAAGGATGTACCCTGTCTTATCCTGCTTGATGGCGACCTTGACCGCTTCAAACTGCGGGTGTTGCATCCAAAACCTTTCCGCCTCCAAAAACAGCAACGCTGACTTTGGTCTCGGTCAATTTTTGAATTGCCTGTAAGGCGCTTGCCATGCGTTCAGCGTTCTCAATAGCTTTGATGAACTCGGGGTTGGTCAAAATATCTTGAGCTTGTTTGTACTTATCTCGCATTTGCAAGACTTCGTTTTGCACTCGCTCACTAGCAGCCTTCATGGAGCTCAAGTCGTTTTTGATTGAGCCGCGAAAATCCACCAGTGTTTTTTTCAATGTATCCACCGATGCTTGCGCTCTTGCGGTGGATTCTGTTGCTGCAATTGACGCTTCCATACTGACCTTCCACTGTGAAAAATAAACCAAACATTCGGCGACTTCATCGCGCTCAAAGACGTCGGATCTCCAGCCCATGCCATCTCTATGTGCTGATGTTTTAACCATAGCGGCATTTAAAACATCGTCCATGTGAAAGCAAGCTGGCGCCATTTTGTCCAGCTTAGTAGACAGAGCTTCGTCCTTGCCCGCCCACCAGAGTTCAGCGGCCTGCACTTGCCACTACCTCACAGGCATTGGGCGAAATGTTTCCGCAGACAAGGGTGCGTTGCTCTTGAACATTGTCTGCCTTGTAGCCGGACAGCTTGTACGCAATGGGCATGGCGTTCTTTAGAATTCCTAAAGCACTAATGCCCTCGTCGTTGGATTTTTTAATCGCAACATCCATTGATTCTGCAAGCTCTGCCATAAACGCATCGGTGTCGGTGGCGGTGGTTTGAATAACAAAATCGCCGGTGGCGTTGTCTCTAAATATGCGAACCATGTTGATCTCCTAGAAGGGCACGTCCGAATCATCTGCTGGGGCCGCGGGCTTAGAGTACGGGCGCTCTTCGGCCTTCTTGTAGTTGTTCCATTTCAGGCTAAAGAACTCGCCGTAGTTCCCTTGCCGGCGCCAGCCGCTGAGCTTGATCACGATTTCGTCGCCGTCGTGCTCTTCCATGAGCTGCTTCAAGACCGAGCGCTGCATGCTGATCTCTCCAACCATGTCGGGCTTCTTGTCGGTGTCCTTAAAGCGGTTGTTGGACAGCTTGCCGCTGTTGGGATACTCGTTCATTTGGCGTCCTTGTAAAGTGCTTTGCGTTTGCTGAAATCGGATAGCAGGGCTTCGTAGTCCTCGGGAGCTTGCTCCTTGAGGGTGTCAAGCTTTTGCTTGTTGACGCGCCACAGGGCCATCACGTCTTTCGTGGAGCTGGTGATCTCCAGTTGCATGCGGAAGGCGGTCAGCATTGCATCAACCCATGCTGGCAGATCGTCTTTCACGTTCAGTTTGATGTTGACCTGCCACGGCTCCATGTCCCCGCCGAGCTTGTCGCTAGGCACCGGCTTCGGCTCAGGCTTGGGCTCTGCCTTGGGAGGATAAAAGCCGGGATGTTGCGCCTTCGCAGGAGCTGGCGGGGGAACCTCACCGGTTTCCGGATCGGGGAAAGAGGGAAGGTCTTCGCCGGCATAGACGCTCAAGCCCAGGCCGTGGCAAGCAATAGCTTTGACCAAGCACCGCATCATGTTCTTGTTAACAACAACTGCGTCAGGATTCTTGACCGCTTGGTTGCGGTGATCCATGACTGGCAGATGCATGGTGATGGGCTTGGCAAATGCGGTGACAGTGCAGGAGATCATCATGGTTTCGCCGTACATGATGGGCTCGTGGAACGTCCAGTTGGCCGCGGGGTCGTGCTCCATGAGAGCGTTGACCGCGTGAGGCCAGGACATGTACGTCAGGTTCTGCTTCTTCTCCAGGAAGGGCTTGACGTCAATCTGGGCTAGCTGGGAGAAGTGATTCACTTTTTACCTTTCTTGGCTGCTGGGCGGCCAGGGCGCTTCTTCGGGGTGCCGTCTAGCTTGTAGCCGTAGGGGGCTTCGACGGGGGCTTTCTTTTTGCGGCCCTGTTCTTTAAGAGCCTCGATCTCTTGCGTGGCATTTGCGATGACGTTGTCGATCACGGTCTTCGCGCTCTGCTCGGTGGACATTTGTTCGCCCATGTCAATGCACGATTCTTCGATGTCGTCAATAAGCTGGTCAACCAAGCTTCGAAGCGCGTAAATGACAAGCTGTTTGTCTGACTCATTCATCTCTAGTGTGTAGAACTTCATAGTGATCTCGTAAAAAGGTGGGGTACTCGCTGCGTCTGTCGCCTTGCTCGGCTCGGGGCGTCTGATTGATCCTGACGGTCGTGCCTACTCAATCCAATTAACAATCAGCACTCACAGCATCCGCTTTCCCCCGTTTATTGTTAGAAACAGTTGGTCGTGCAGTTCGATCCGTAGCAGCAGGTCGTACAAATGACTGTTCGACCATTGACAAAGTACGTGTTCGTTGAGCAGTTAGCCCAGACCAAAGAGGCTGTTGCGGCCAGCCAGATGCCGATAAGTGCTTTCTTCATGCTTGATCCTTGTAAGCTTGATGTTGTTTACAAAAGCTCGCCACTTGGCAGAATTTCTCGCAGCGAGTACGTTCCCCCGGTCTATGTTCTATGAAGTAGCCCTTCGGGGGCAAGGCTGCTTCTGCTTCTGCTCTGCTTGTGTGAACCGACTTGGCCCGCACGCCGCCTTCTTTCTTGACGGCAAATAGTTCTTGCTTCTCCCACATCTCCTCTGGCGTGCAGGGAGAGATCTCTCCGTCTGACTCAGACTCAAAGTAGGCTTCCGCATGGAGCTTTACCCGCTCTGCAATGAACGCCTCTCTCTGTTCCATTGTCCACAGAGGGATGTCGATTGTCACGATAGGAGCCTGGGGGTAGTCTTCCTTCAAGCTGGCTTCCCGGCCCGACCAGTCGCGCACGATGCAGATGATCTGCAAGGACTTGACCTTGCGGTTCTTAGCCTTCTCTACAAACCACGCGTAGACATTGAGCTGGTCGTGCCACTCTTGCTTTTCATTGCGAGCCGCCCAGGCACCCGTGACCTTATAGTCTTTCAAGTGTACGCCGCCGTCCTCGTCCATCTCTTGCAGATCAATGGCCCCGGACAGTTGCCAGCCGTCGTACTCGAGGTGGATACGCTCTTCAACAATGTGATGCTTGTCCTTGCCGTGCTCCAGGATGGAGTGAACCGCGGAGCCGAACAAAGACCAGACCATCTCAGAGGCGTCTACCTCGATCTCATCCCAATGCTTGTGCTTGAGGCAGACGATCTGCGGGCTGTTGATCAGCTCGGTAGCCGACAGGTTCGCACGGCCCTTGGAATACGTCGGGCGCTTGATGACGTTAACGAACGTCTGGGGCAGGTTGTGTTTGTTGGTCAGCTTCACATTACGCTCCAAGGTTTGTTGTGCATGAGCGTGACGGTCACTTGCGCTAGACGCCGCTCAAGTGCTTCGATGCGGGCTTCGTATTCGGCCAGGCGCTCTTCAACAGTCATCAATGCACGCTCTGCCTTGATGCGGTCTTCGTACTGCTGGCAGGTATGAGTGTCGGCCGGATCGACCATCCCGCAGTCAATGCAGCTCATCATCTTTTTCCTCCAGCTTCTTGCTCACTACCATGACCAGCTCCAGCGTTTCGTGAATTGACATGCCCAGCAGCTTGGCAATGGAGCCGTACAAAATTGCGCAGCCCACCAGGCCAACGTGCGGGCTCTCGTCGTAGCCTCGCTCCTTGAGTGTGTCCACGATGTACTTAGACAGCTCTGCGCCTTCCTTCCAAACTTGTGTGATCTCTTTTGTGTCCATGTGTTGTTTGTATCAGGTGTTGGAGCGCTGAATATAGCAGATATATTGCATGAGTCAACACCTGTCTGTTACAATAGGGCATGCGACGTGCTGCAAGAATTGACGCCAACCAAGACCAGATCGTGTCTGCGCTCAGAGCCGCGGGTGCGATTGTCCGGATCGTGACGCAGGGCAACGGGTTGCCTGATCTGCTGGTGGGCTACCGCGGGCATACGATTTTGATAGAAGTCAAGGACGGGAGGAAGGTTCCTTCGGCCCGAAAGCTGACTGAAGCAGAGCAGAAGTTCTTTGACGAATGGCGTGGCGGCATGCTGCGCGTAGTGGAGTCTGTAGATGAAGCGCTTGACACCCTTAAGAATTTTTCATAAAACTAGTCCCGCGGTGATTGCAGTTGCCGCGTGTGAACTCCTAGTGTTTCGCGGGGCCGGGAACGGCTCCGCTCTTTTCGGAGATATCGCATGAGCTCATTCAAGATTGATGGGCCGACCTGCATCTCTTTCTCCGGTGGGCGCACCTCTGCCTACATGCTTTGGCGGGTGCTGCAAGAAAACAACGGACTGCCTGAAGAATGTATCGTTTGCTTTGCCAACAC